GGCTATCGAACTGCTTAACAAATATGAAGAAGACGGGCCTATCGGTTTAGGTGAGGGAGAGAAACCAGTTATTAATATCACTCTGGTACAGGCAGAGAACAGAGAAGAAATAGCAGACAGTAGGAAAGAGGTAACCATCAACGGGGTGGCGTTCCCCATCAACATGAAAAGGAATGGCGGTAATGGACACATACCAAAAAACGGAAACGGTGGAAGCAGAACAGTGGAATAAGTTGGGAGATGTTAAAGAGGCTGATGTTAAGAAGTACGAACAGACTAACGATGGTTGGCTTCGCGCCTCTGGTTCAGTTGGGGATAGTCAGTTGTCAGGGCTCGGAAACCGTGTGCGGCAGGGCGACTACATCGTCAAGGATTACGATATACAAACGGACAGCCCGATCTATTACCCAGTGTCGAAGGAAGAGTTTGAGCTCCTTTGGTCGAGGTTAACAAAGCCAGAATGGGAAGGGGATGGGGATGTATATGTACCAGCGTAAGAATGATTTAATCGAAGAGTTGACTGAAATATTAAAAGAACAAGACCCAGATAACTGGGGCGAGATTTACGATCTGGTAGTAGAAATGATAAAGGAGCATAAACACTATGGATAAAGCTGGAGCCTTAAAAGAAATATCAGCGTTGACCCAGTGCGGTGATTGCGAAAACACAGCCTTGAATTGTTGCCATGATATTCACTGCGAGGTAGTGGCAAAGGCGTTCCCTAGTATGAAGTTTGATACTGGTGACATACCGAAAGCAAGGTTCCTCACGAGCAAAGGGTGCAGTGTCCCACCAGAGTATAGAGAGCTTTGCAGTGTTCATACTTGCGACCGTAAAAAGTTTCTTGACCCTGAATTTAGCCGACCGTTCTACACACTGATGAATGTGATTAGAGGGAAGTTGACGAATGTAATTAAGGGGAGTTGATGGATGTTTCAACAGATCTTAAAATACCTGATGTCTTTATGGACTTGTTGCAACCGTCTAGATACAAGGCCTACGAAGGGGGCCGAGGTTCTGCTAAGTCAATGTCGTTTGCCAAGGTTCTACTCGCCACGGGGACGTGGTCACCAATCCGCGTTCTATGTGCTCGCGAAGTTCAGAAGTCGATCACTGAATCTGTTAAGCAACTTCTCGACGATGAGATCACGTCTATGGGATTCTCTGATTACTACACTTCGACCAAGCACGAGATTAAAGGTAAGAACGGGACGAAGTTTTTATTCCACGGTCTTGGAACACTTACAATCGATCAGATTAAAAGTTTCCAAGGTCTTGACCGCGTTTGGATTGAAGAGGCTCAGACTGTATCTGCACATTCGCTTGAAATACTTATCCCTACGGTACGGGAAGAAGGATCAGAAATCTGGTTCTCATGGAACCCAAGAAACGCAACCGACGCAGTTGACCAGCTATTCAACGGTGCGGTCACCCCACCTAATACGATACACAAGAAAGTCAGTTGGAAAGACAACCCTTGGTTCCCCGAAGTATTAAAGAATGAAGTTGAATTCGACAGAGAACACAAACCACAAAGATTCAACCATATTTGGGAAGGCGGGTATGAGCCTCAAGTTGTCGGGGCAATCTGGTCAATGGAATCTATCAATAGAAATCGAAGAAGGGACTTGCCTGAGCTTGAACGTATTGTTATCTCAATTGACCCAGCAGTCAGCGATGAACCCAACTCGGATGAGACTGGCATTGGATGCGTTGGCCTCGGCACTGATAAGAGAGGATACGTCCTAGATGACTGGTCGCAGAAAGGTACTCCAAAGCAATGGTCAACAAAGGCAGTCGCACTCTACGACAAATGGCAGGCGGATGCTATCGTTATCGAGGTTAACCAAGGAGGACTCATGTGTCGGCACACTTTGGAGACAGCGCGGCCCGGCATCCCCATTATTGAAGTTCGTGCCAGCCGAGGTAAACACGTTAGAGCAGAGCCAATCAGTTCGCTCTACGAAAGGGATCTTATCAGCCATGTTTCAGCGTATCCAGAACTGGAAGATCAGATGTGCAAGATGACGGCAGGCGGTTACGCAGGGGATGGATCACCTGACAGAGTTGACTGGATGGTTTGGGGATTCACAGAATTGTTTCGAGACATGCTGGAGATCCCACGCCCCAAGAAACAGGGGCGCAGGAGATCAGCAGTAGGATGGAATGGTTAGGAGTCTTTAATAAAACAGTGGTCGGTTATTGATTTTGTTTTACCAAAAGCTCCGAAATCAACCCAGTGACCCTTATGGTAAAAAGATGTGTCGCCGTTATCGTAAGTTCGCTTTTCACCTTTACGTTTACATTTAGGGCAGACTTGAATTGCACCACCTTTTCTTTTTTTAGTCCAGTCAATTTCTTTCATGATATTCTCCTTATGAATGTTAAAGAACAAGTTGATAAATAATGAAACCGAGGGGAGCGCGAACTCCCCCCCGTTTTTTAGATCTGGTCAAACCGTGGGTCTGGCCTTGGTGTTTGTTCTTCATCCTTTATCTGGATGGAGTTCAGCAAATCATCTTTCGGTCTGTCCTTCCAGATTTCCCAGTTGTGTTCAACCATTTCTGGGGGACAAGGACTCTCGAAGAGAACGCCAAGTCGGTTAATGATTAGATCAAACTCTTGTCTGGTCATAATCTTTCTCCTTCTATTTAAATGTTAAAGAACAATTTTTCATGCTACATAAACATTATACCAAATGGCTTTTTGAGAACGCTTGTATCAGCCAACAATAACGTGGGTTTACGCCCGTTGAGGTTCTAGGATGCAGACAAAAAAAAAGCTTGACACCCAAGAGACGCGAGATGCGCCACGACAAACGAAAGAAAACATTTACATGAAGCCACAGGATGCAGAGAAAAAAAAGTTTGAAGAGGTGATAGAGGAACCGTCTGCCAAATTGAGAATGAAGACCCAAGTCCCACTAATCCACAAAGCATTTGAGCGAGGGTTCACCACACCATTCGGCCCATTGATTGGGAAGACAATGATGTCGCATGATCTGGTCGAGTACATGAAACTCGGTATGGAAAAAACAAGCGAAGACTTCGGGCATAATCTAGCTGGTGTCATTGAAGATCAACAAGCATTCGATGGCAACACTGGGATCAAAGTAATTGATAAGTTAGGCAAGTTTATAAAAGAGTATCATCAAAAATCTACGTTGGCTTCGTCGGTTGGGATCTATCAGGTTGAAGGCGAGCAGAAAATAGTTCTAGTCGATGGTTGGTTCGTTAGTCAGGTGGCAGGCGAATATAACCCGATGCACAGTCACCCCGGTTGCTTGTTCAGTTGTGTCGGGTATCTCGAAATACCAAAACAGATAGCAGAGCCCGAAGATGAATGGAGTAGCGATGGATGTATCGAATTTTCCTACGGAACGCCAACGTCGTTTAGTAATACCAGTACGATGTTTAGGCCACAGGTCGGAGACTTCTATATTTTCCCAGCGTGGTTAAACCACACGGTCTACCCTTTTAAGGGAGATGGGCGCAGGCGAAGCTTTTCAATAAATTTAATAATGACGATAGAATCTACTTGACGAGGCATAAATGAAAGCAGAAACTGCAATAGAACATATTAGGGGTCTGCTTGAAAACGCAGGTCAGGTCAACCAGATAATTATACACAAACAGCCCGGAACATTGGGCGACGTAACGATAGAAGTAAAAAGACAGTACCGTACCGAGTCAGACTTAATAGATAAGACCGAATCGGAAAACACGAAGGTCACTGAACGCAAGTCATAGGTTTTTTCATGAACCTCCTCCGCTTGCAATTAGTGGCCTTTCTTTTTTGGTAACATAATGGCTTACGAAAACTCCGAAGCAAACGACAGAAAAAATTCTAGCAAGAAACGAAAGCATACAGAAGCTGGGTATGACACAGGTTCCTCAGATTTAGATCTCGCCCTTGAAAGGTTTAAGGACTCTGACGATAACTCTGACCACAACCGCATTAAGTATCAAGAGGACGTTGAGTTTGGTCGTCTAGGGGATCAATGGGACGATGCAGTGGCCCAGTCTAGACGGGACGAATCACGCCCCTGTCTAACCATCAATAAATTACCATCATTTATCCGACAGGTTGTTAACGAGTCACGCCAAAACAAACCGGGGATAGTAGTGAACCCGATAGACAATGGTGCAGACCCTGAGACAGCCAGAGTTCTAAACGGAATAGTCAGAGCGATCTTAAGAAACTCTAACGCTGACCAAGCATTCGATACAGGTATTGACTGTGCCGTTTCTGGTGGCTTTGGTTTTATGCGAGTGGATATCGAATACGCACATGAACAAGCCTTCGAGATGGAAGCTGTAGTTCGTCGTATCATGGATCCGCTAACGGTACACTGGGACGTTACCACTGAATCTTTTGATGCGACAGACTGGAAGTATGGATTTATCTCTTCGCTGTACCCAGAGGCAGAGTTTAAGCAGATGTATCCTGACGCGGAGCCAGTTGACTTCTCTGAAGGATCACAGGAAGATATTTACAATGTTTGGAAAAGCACAGAGCATGGTGTGCGAGTCGCAGAATATTTTTGTAAAGAAGAGGAAGAGCATGAACTCTGGTTGATCAAGGGATTCAACTTCCAACGACCAGACGGCGAGGTCATTGATACCAAGGCGATTCGAAAAGATCATCTCCCCGGACTTGCTAAACAGTGGGGAGAGTCAATGGGGATAGAGGTTCCTGAAGGCATAGGCGACGAAGAACTTATCGCATACTTTTTTGAGATGCGTGGCCTGAAAGTAATGCAGTCGAGGACGGTTCAAGGAACCAAGGTCGTAAAGAGAATTATCACAGGTAAGGAAATAATCGAAGAGTCAGAATGGCCCGGTGATAACATCCCGATCATCCCAGTGTGGGGCGAAGAGGTTGTGTCTCGCGGTCTTAGATACTTCAGGTCGATGATAACAGATGCGAGAGACTCGCAGATCATGTACAACTTCTGGCGTAGCGCAGAGACAGAGATCGTCGCAATGCAACCGAAGAACCCGTGGGTCGTAGAAGAGGGAGCGATCCCTGCTGATGGTGAAAAAGATTGGGAAGACGCGAACAAAAGATCTATCGCATATCTCACATACAAGAAGGGCTATAAAGCTCCTGTCCGCGCACAGCCCCCAATGATAAGCTCAGGCGCACTACAAAATTCTCTCCATGCAAGCGACGATATGAAATCGATCATAGGAATTTATGATTCCGCGCTCGGAGCAAGATCGAATGAGGTTTCAGGACGCGCCATCCTTGCTCGCCAAAAAGAATCCGACGTTTCGAATTACCATTTTGTCGATAATTTATCGCGGTCAATCACTTACTTAGGCAAAGTCTTGCTAGAGGTCATCCCCCATATTTACTCAGCACGTCAGGTGGTCAGGACAGTGGGTGAAGATGCCAAGGAATCAGTCGCTCATCTAATGCTTGAAGGACAAGGTGTCCAACTGCCAGATATGGATGGGCAGTACGATGGGGCTGGGTTGCAGACAGATGAAAATGGGAATTTCATGTTCGACAAAACAAAACCACCTAACAGATTATACGATCTGAATGTAGGCAAGTACGATGTAACAGTTAAAGCAGGCCCGTCTTACGCATCGAAACGAGAAGAGACGAGGGAAACCTTGATTGAGATAATGCGTCAAGTGCCGGGTTCTGCTCCACTACTTGGAGATATTTTATTACAGCATCTAGATTTTGAAGGAGCAGAAGAAGTCGCAGAAAGATTGAAACAGTTTGTAGCAACACAAATACCGGGCATGGCGAACATGACAGCGGGATTAGCCGCAGGTCAGAGTCCGCAAATGCCGGGAACCCAACCAATTGTTTCGCCAATTGCTGGCAGTGTCCCACAAGGTAATCAACCGATACCGAATGGGAATGGTGCAGGCACTGGACAACAATTCACACAAGGAGTCCCAAGATGAATGAAGAACCCACAGCAATCGCCAACGATAGAGAAGAAGGAATTGCTGACCAAGAGGTAGTAGATGAAGTCGCCACGACACCTGAAACAGAAGAGGCTGACACCGAAGAGGAAACTTCGCAAGAAGGCGCCGAAGAGGTAGATGCAAAAGACGATGAGGGTGATGACAGTGAAGAAGGAGATCCTGACGATGAAGAATACCAATTCGACTTCGGCGGGAACAAATTCAACTCCCTGAAAAAGGGTATGCCTAAAGAGCTTGCCGAGGAAGTACAGCGGTACGGCAATGGGCTTCAAACATCCTACACCAAAAAATTTACCGCACTTTCTGAAGCTAGCAAGATCATGGAAAGCCGTGATACTGCCCATCAGAAATTGTCAACAATGAACAATCAAACTTTAAACGAGTACGCTAAAGGGTTGTCCTTAAAAACTGAAATCGCTGAACTTGAAAAAATTGATATTGATCCTTATCTCCGATCAGAAGATTCTAGAGATCATCTTGAGGCGCAAAGGATTCAAAATGCAATTCAACAAAAAACGAGACAGTTCGAAACCCATCTCTCAAACGTGACCCAACTCGGACATCAAGCCACTGAGGTTGAGCGACAGGAAAACGTAAGACGCTACACTGAAGGGGTACAACAGATGGACGGGAAGATCGCGGATTTCTCAAAGAAACACGCAAACGATGTTGTCGCTTACGCAGTCAGCAAAGGAGTCCCAGAGGTTCACGCTAAAACGTGGCCTATGAACCCATTTGCGGCAGAGACAACGTACAAAGCGATGATGTGGGATAGGGCGCAGGCAAAGGGCAAGAAGGGTATTCAGAAAACAACTAACAAGATCACGCCAGTTATTCCTGTCGGAGTAAAAAAGAAAGGCAAATCTGGTGGTGCTAGAAAAGACCCCGGCAAAATGTCATCTGACGAATACACGACGTGGTATAAAAATAAATATGGAAAAAGATAGGGCATTAGGAGGCCCAACATATGGCTAACACAAACCTGACAGTTGATCAGGTAACCAACCGAGCGCAGATGGTTTTACACCAGAAGCTAAGTAAATTGGCCCGTATCTAAGCGATTAGATATGAGAATCGGATGAATTCAAGGGAAACCCCTCTGGGGCAATCTTGAGCCAAGCCTTGTAGGGATACAAGGAAGGTGCAACGACTAATGGCATACCAGAAGAACTCTGATGAAGCCGACACGAGCGTCCGACATCTCTCTGAGATGATGACATAGTCTGGACTTACTGGTAACAGTAAGAAGCAAAGTTTAAATGACCTTGCGTTAACAAATCGGAACTTCATTGGCAATGTAAATCGCCAATACGATGACAGCTATAAAACTGGTGGGGCCAAAGGCGGCGAGTCCATTCGTATTAAGCTTCCCAACGAATTCGCAATTCGTACAGGGGCGACGCTTAGTACTTCTGATGTGACTCAAAAGGCGGTTACCTTAACCACAGGAACACAAAAGGGTGTGGACATGGTCTTTACCTCGCAAGAGCTAACACAAGACATCTCCATGTTCTCAGAGAATTACATCGAGCCTGCAATGTCCGTCCTAGCGGCGAACTTGGAGAGCGATGCACTTTCAATGTACAAACAGGTCTACAATGAAATCTCTGACCTTAGTGAAGATCCAGATCTGCGAGACATCCTTGATATGGGTAGTCGAATGACAGAAAACTTAACACCGTACTCTGATCGTTGCCTACTTTTAAGAACAAGGTCTAACGCGGCACTGATCGACGCACTGAAAGGCTTGTTTAATCCTGATCAGAACATGGACAAGCACTACAGGGAAGGACAGGTCGCAAACAACTTTGTAGGCTTCCAAAAGGTCTACGAAAATACTTTACTACCCAACCATGTAGGTGGATCCGACGATGGGACTGCTGACTACCTTGTGAACGCAGGTACG